ACCGAAACCGATGTGCGGCCCGGAAAATCGGTGCGCTGGACAAGCCGGATGTCGGGCATCGCTTTAAGGCTTCGTGTCCAGCGAGGTCGGCGGCCCCGGCTTCGGCGCGTTGACCAGCACCGCATCGTTGCCGTTGGGATCGGTCGTGTGGCCGAGCCCTTGATTGACGCCGTAGACGGGATGCGAGGCGCTCTCGGTGCCGAGCTTGATCTTGCCGATGAAGACCCAGGTCTTGTTTTGGCCGTCGTAGTAACCGACCACGCTGTCGCCCGAGCGGAACTCGATGCGGCCCTTGCTGACGCGGATTTCGTGATTGACGCTCTCGCCTTCGTGCTTGAAATCTTGTTGGCTCTGTCCGCCGCTCTGGCCGCTACCGCTTCCTCCGCTCGTATCGCGCGCGCTACCGATGCCGCCGCTTCCGCTGCTCGAGCTCGAGCCGTCGGCGCTGGAAACGCTGCCGCCTTTACGTTGCTGCTTTTTCTTTTCGACGTGCCGGATCGAAACAAAGCGTTTGACGGTTTGTTGCTGCCCGCTCGACCCGCCGCTGCCGCCCTGGCCGCCGCCGCTTTGCTTCTGGCTATCGTCCGGCCCGTCGAGCGACAACAGGAACAAGCCGGCGCGGCGCAACAACGTCATCTGCCCAAGGTCGTCATATTGCGCGTTCTCGCCTTCCTTCAAACCCATCGGGCGATGGCGCCGGTCGTCCATGATGGCGCAGACCGGAAACGATCGGTTGCCGCCGATGAAGCTGATAAACCCCTCGGCGGCTTCCTTGATCATTCCCTGCGCGTCTTTGGTGGCGGCGCGCACCACCGACGAGAACCCGTAGTTCTGCGGCGACTCGACCTTGTCGCGGGTCTCGCCCTTCATAAAGTTGCCGGCCATCTCCTGCATCATTTTGCCGTCGTCGGCCCCGCTGATCATGGTGCGGGCGCCGCCCGACGAGTAGGCGCGGAAGCTGGTATTGAGCGGCGTAGCGCGATGCATCCTTATTCCTCCAAGTTTGGCGGCGGCGGCTCGCTCGGCGATGTTACCGGCGCCGCCGGCGTGGCGTTTGCATCGGGCGCCTGCGGCGCGGTTGGATTGCTGACGTCAAAGTCGCCGGCATCCTTGAGCAACCACGGTGCGACCAGCTCGAGCGCCGTTAGCGTTCCTTGATTGCGGTCTTGCGTAAACGTGATGGTCCTGATCTTGAGGACCATGTCGAGCATCGCCATCGGTGATTTGACGCTCACGTCATCGCCGGCGCGCCATAGCTGATGCGTGCCTGGCCGCATCCAGCCTTGCACGACGATGGTCGCCTCGATGATGGTGCCCTCGTGCCATATCGACTCGTTCTTGGCGCGCTCTTGCAGCTCGCCGATGCTCCACACGGGTTGCTCGGCCGGCGTCAGCACCGGCGAGTAGCGTTTCGCGGTGCCGGGATAGTGCGCCTCCTGCTCGGAAGCCGCCGCCATGTTCTGCGTGTCGCTGGCCGCGGTCTGGCCGCGGATAATGTAGTCGGTAAAGATGTTCTCGATCGAGATGACCGCCTGGCAACTTATGATGTTGACGCCTTCGACCAAGCTCGCGCTGATCGGCATCGTATGGTCGTCGATCGCCAAGAAGTTGCCGTCTTTGTCGCTCCCCATCACGATGCCGCGCGGGCGCGCCAGGCGTTCGAGGAAATTCCAGATCGTCTCGCCCGGCTCGACCTGGCATTTGACGAACGGCTCTGCGTTGACGTTGCCGATCGGTATGATCTTGATCCCGGTCGGCGCCAGCACTTCCTCGGCGATTTGCATGAATGATTTGTTGTCGAAATTGCCGGTCTTGTGGATGACGCTCGCGCGCGCCGCATACCACGTGACGCCGATGCCCTGGAACTGAATGCCCTTGCTTTCCTTGGAATAGGCGGTCTGGCGCGTGACGATGACGCCGGTGATCGCGAGCTCATTGCCGAGATAGATCGCGCACTCGTCGCCCGGCTTGAATTGCAGCTTTTGCCAATCGGCCGGCACTTGCTCGATGTCCGCGGACGTAAAGCGGAACAGCGGATAAGCCTCGGCCCATCGATGCTGCACCCAAACGGATTTCCAGCTTTGAAACCTGCGACCATCGACGACGACGGTCGCGATCTCGTCCGGGTTGAAGACCGGCCCCGGAAGCTGGTCGGGCGCCGGTGCCGCCGGCGCGGACGCGGCGTCGTCGGCCATCTAAGCCGACAGCGCCAGGCCGGCCGGCGGCGCAAATGCCGGATGAACCACTTTATTTTCTTCTCTAAGCTCGTCGCCGCGGCTGGCGTCGGCATAAAGCCGATAGGCCATGACCAGCGTCGGCATCGGCAGCGCGAACGCGAATTGCAGAAGCCGCGGCAGCGGGCGCGCCGTCTCGACCAGATAAAACATGATGCTGGCGTGCAAAGAGACCATTGCCTGGAACGTCATCTGATCCATCGCGTCGGCGACCGCTTCCTCGACTTGTGCAAAGACCGTGTTCATTTGCAGCTTGAGCGCGTCGGCGTCCTCGCGGCTGGTGAAAGTCATCGCCGAGATCACGCGCCCCTCGGCCGCCAAGCACATGCCGATGATCGACCACTTGATGCGCGTCGCGCCGCTCATCGTCGTGGGCTCGGCGCCCGTCGAGACGCGCACTCGGGCGAGCTGCGGCTGCGTCACGCCGGCCGCGCGCGCGAGGTCGAAGCAATTGGCGAGGTATGGCCCGGCGGCGTCAGCGCCGATGAGCCGCATAGCATTCGCCTGCAACGCGAAGCACGCCAGGCGCAGATCGGAGCCCGCGCGGCCTTGCGCCGGAACCGCGGCGACCAGCACGCCCAGGCTGCGCTGCAAGATGCCGGCGGCTTCGATCGCTTCGCTTTTAAGCATGGCCGACGCCCGATGGCGTCACCGCCGGTGCGCGCGGCGGCAGTCCGGCGAGCGCGCGGATCGCGGCGTCGCTGCCTTTCATGACCTCGAGCATGCGGGCGGTCACCGCCTGCGATTGATTGATGAGCTCGTCGCGTGAGTCGGTCGGCGCGGCGCCGGGCGGGTCACCCCACTCGACGAAGGTCATATCAAACGTACAATAGCCGCCGAGCTTCTGCTCCTCGGTCCAACGGTATTGCGGGCAGACCACCAGCATCGGCGGGATAGTCGGCAATTGGAGCACGCCCTTGCCTTCCTCCTCGAGCGCGGTGAACAACAAATCGCGCGCGATCCGGTAGTCGCGGTTATAGAGCGGCTCGCCGGTGTTGACCGGATAGACGATGCAATAGCCGCGCACCGAGAATTGCCGCGTCCGCCGGCCCATGTCCTCGGGATAGGGTAGGTCGCGCTTGGGGAACTCATGCACGACGATCGCGCGCCCCGACTCCTTGCTACCCGCCTCGACGTGAAAGAACGCGCCGCGGAAGGATGCGGGCAACAACTCATCGCGCCATTTGGTATTGGGTAGATCGGTGATCAGCATCGATCGCTATTCCTGATACTGCGAAGCCATCGACGAGGCGGCCGGCTCCATTTGGGTCTGGCGCGTTACCTCGGTCTTCTTGAAGATACCGCGACCCTCGGCCCCGACCTTGGTGCCGCGCGGCGCGTTGACGTGAACCGATAGCTTGCCGGTGCCCTCGACCTTTTGCGCCATTTGGTCGTCGAGCGCGGCCCGCGAAGCACCCGTGCCAAAAACCCAATCGTCGGCTTCTTCTTGCGATCTTATCGTGGGCTGAGAACCGTCATTTTTATATGATGAAGCCCTCGCCCGCCGGGCTTCGTCGTTGCCGGGCGCCGGGGCTGCGGCTGCATCCCTTGCGCGCTGTTCTGCCGCCCATTTGCGGCCTTCCTCGCCGTGAGCCGAAAACCAAGCGTTCTCAACTTTGTGCATCCCCCAATATTTGGGGTCCGCCATATACTTGGCGAAGTTAGGATCGCCCGCCATACCTTGGTCGGTCGAATAATCAGTGATGTTTGATCCGGCATAAACTTTTTGAAGTGCCGCTTCTCCCGCGGCTGCGGTTTTTGCGGAGATGTTTCCACTGATCAAGCCATGCTGCACCGGACCATACTGCCCAGAGAAAAGCGCCTTCCTTATCGTCTGATGGCGCATGGCCGCCATATTCATCAATTGTTCCATGTTTGATTGGATGCCGCCTTCGTGTTGCATCGCGTCGATGGCAAAGGCTTTTAGTTTTGGATCAGCATCTAATTCCTTCTGAAACTGTGCGCGTTGCTCGGCAAGAGTTCCGCTTGAACCGCCGCCATCATCTGGCCCCGTCGCACCGCCATCACCGCCGCCGCCGCCGCCGCCGCCGCCGCCACCGCCGCCGTGGCGACCACCACCGCCGCCGATGTCGTTGAGGCCCGCCTGGGCGGCGAGCCCACCGCCGCCGCCAGTGCCGCCGCTGAACAGCCCTTGAGCGCCGCCGCCGAGCCCGCCGGTGCCAACTCCGAACGCCTGCTCGAAGTCGTCGGCAAGCCGCTTGGTCTGCTCCATGAGCTCGCGCTGCACCTTGAGCCCGTCATCGCCCATGAACGGCGCCTCGCCGCGGCGGTCCTCTATGTTGGTGGACTCGGGCCACTCGTCGGGCGCCAGGCCGCCCATCAACGGCACCGCGCCGCCGCCGAGCTTCATCCGTCCGCCTGGGCGTCTTTGCGTGGACGTGGCTGGTGCCGGCGTATCCAATTGCGGAAAGCGGCTCGTACCCTGGCTCTCGAAAAACCCATGCTCCTTGAGCCACGACTTGATCGGGTTGTCGGGTTCATCGACGCCGGCCGCTTTCTTTTGCGCCCGCCAATAATCGGCGCCCTTTTCGCTGAACGGATTGATCCGCTCCTGCCACGTCGCGGGATGCTCTTTGCTGGCCGCTTCTGCCTTCGTGGCCTTGTCCTCCCACTGTTTGAGCATCTCGTCGATCCAGCGCATCGACGACATGAGCGGACTGCTTGTGATCGCCTGATCCCACCAGGCGGCTTTGATGTGCTCCCAATGCTCATCGATCTCGCGCGAAACCTGGTTGTAGTCATCTGCTGCCTTCTGGCGGTCGGCCTGAATTTTCTTTTCCTCCGCGGATACCGCGGGCAAATCCTTTTTCAATCGGTCGAGGTCTGGCATTCCCAGCTCGGTTTCAAACTTGCGGAACCTTTCGGTGCCGCCGACCTCGCCCCATTTTGCGATAGCGTTTCGCCTGATGTTCTCGAGGCCCTCCCGCAATTTGTTGGCGAACTTCGTCGGGTCTTTGATCTCGGTCAGTTGCGTGAGAAATTCCTGCATCGCGCCGGCGCCCTCGAGCCCGGCTCCTGCCATCATCTTGCGCCGGAATTCGCTATTGGCGCGCGTGATGTCGGCCATAGTGTGCGCCAGACCTTGAAGGTCGCGCGTCGCGTCCTCGACCCCGGCGATCTTGAATTGCTCCTGAAACATTTTCACGAACGCCGGATCGAACCCGGTCTGCTTGCTCAGGACTCCGATGCGTTCCTGCACCTTCGCGAAGTCATTGAGTCCATCGAGCGCCTTGTCCGCTGCATAGCCGACCGCGATCAAGCCGGTGGCGATGCCGCCGATCCCGCCAATGAACGGGACCATGCGCTTGGCTGCGACCTCGAGGTCTTCCGAGAACGGCTTGAGTCCTTTCTCGCGCGCGTCGCGCGCCTGGCGGCTGAACCGCTCGAGCTGTGCCGCCGTACCGCCGCCGCCGAGCGCCTCGATCTCCTTGCGCATCTCGCGCAATTTCTCGACGGTGTTACCTTCGACTAGCGTTACTTTGATTTGTAGTTCTTCTGTTTCAGCCATTGTTCAACGATCCTCGCGGTCGGCGTTTGCCTGGCGCCTGAGCTCGCCGATGCGGTGCGTGTATTTGAGATGCGTCTGCACATGCGAGATCGGCATGGACAGAAAAACGTCGGGGCATTGGTGATACCAACGAGCGAGCCAGTAGCAGTCGAGCACGAAGTTGTCGCCGGCGTCGGTGCCTACCAGGCCGCCGGCTCCGGCAGAAAAAAACCCCGCAGCCTAAAGGCGCACGAAGCGAAGTCGCGCGGATCGAGCCGCTCGACCTCGGGCGTGAGGATGCCGCCGAGCGTCGCCACCATCGCCGCCATTTTTCGGTCGTCGATGATGATTTCCCAATCGGCATCGATGCGGCACGGGTTGCCGTTGCGGATGATGTCGGCGGCGGTCGGCTCGCGGAACGAAATCTCGTGGACTTCCTCGTTCTTATGATTGCGGATCGGATGATGGAGTAGCTTGACCTTAATCGGCCAGGTCTCGACGCGCGCCGGCGCCGCGGCCGGCGCGGCTTCCGGCGCCACCGGCTGCTCGGCGACGAACCCTTCGCGGACGGGTATGTTCATGCGCTCACCACGAGCTCTCGTCGCATTGCACGCCTTCCCAGCGGACGCGCGCCTGGCCGTCGCGGGTATTGATATCGAACCCGGCTTTGCACGACGCTTGGATGAGCGTGTACTGCTTGCGGTTGGCGAGCTGCGCGATGACAGTCACGTCAGTTTCCGCCTCGAGTGTTTCCATCAACAAGTCGGGCGTGGTCGAGATGTCGCCCTCGATGTAGGGAACGCGCGGCAGCTCCTGATAGCCGTGGACGCGGTCCTGGCCTGCGATCATGGTGCGCTCGACGTTGCTCGGCGAGACGGTGAAGTTGCCGCGCAACGCCAGTTGTCGGTTGTCGGCCCAGAGGAAGGCCGTGCCCGCAAAGAGTTGGGCCATAGGTTTCTCCTTTGCTTACGGGTTGATGATGCGAGGAACGAAAGTTAGGCCGCCGCCGGCAGCGTGCCGGTAACGCCGATCGGCGGAAGCGTGGTGGTGTCGATGCCGCGGTCGTATTGCAGGCGGAACTGCGCCAGCACCGCGAAGATGCGCAGTTGATTGATGAGGTCCGGCGGATAAAGGACATCGAGCCTGTTGGGATCGTTGACGTTGCGTTCCACCAGAAGGTTGTTCTTGAACTGAGTCACGTTCTCGACCAGCCCGTTGAACTCGTCCATCCGGTACTGCGCGATCAATGCCGCCCGAACGATGCCGGGCGTGACGATCGCCTGGCCCGGCCCGAAGCGCGTTCCATCGTCGGCGAGCTTGCAGCGCGGGAATTGCGAGGTCACCGCGGCTTTCTGATTGCGCAACAGCTTGGCCAGTGTCGCGAGCGTGGTCACGAGCTCATAGGCGTCGTCGCTCTGGCCATAGAGGTTGAGCTGATAGAGCGTCTGCTCTCGCGCGATCATCGGCTGGTTGTCGGTGCCGGCCTTTTGGATCGCGATGCCGTTTTCGGCCAGCGAGTTGAGTTCCTCGAAATCAAAACGGCTGTGCAAGGGCGCGCATTTGATCTGATTGAGCGAGAGCGTTTGCAGCGGGCGCGCCGGGTCGTCGATGAGGGCGCGCTGCGCCTTGCCGCAATAGGCCGCGGCCCATTCGAACGACGGCGACGGGCTCGCCACCTCGAAGCCGAGCACGGAGATCACGCCGGAATTCTGCGTGTTACCGAACGTGATGAGGTCGGTATAGAGCCCGCGCTTGGCCGAGAAGACGTGGCCGAAATGCTCGCGCATCCAACCCCATCGACCGCCATCGGTGAAGCCGTATTCCTGATCCCACGCGAACAGCGAGGTCGAGTCGGTGTAGGGCATGGCGACGTATTCGAATTCCTGCTCGCCCATGTTCGAGATCGCAGCATCGAACACCGGCACGCCGACGCCGCCAGCGAGCACACCGCCGGCCGGCAGCGTCATGATCAGACCGGGCGGCAGGCGCTCGCCGCCGATGCTGCCGTAGTAGTTCAGCGCGACCGTGATCTCGTTGCCGTGAACGCCCTTGAACTCGGCGGTCAATGTCACGTCGGTCGGGCCGCCGACCGAATGCACCGGCAGATCAAAGTTCTCGTTGATTGCAAACGAGATGGCGGTGTGGATCGAGTTGACGGTGTCGGTGGCGCCGACATTGACCGGGATGTGATCGCCGGCGATGTAGAGATGGATCGTGCCGGCTTCGGTCGGCGCCGCGGTGACGATGATCTTGCCGGTGGCCGCGGTGCCGCCGCTGGGCTCGGCGACCGGCAGGCCCCACACCTCGTTGGCCAGGTTGCTCGCGTAGTAAGCCTTGAACATCCGCGAGAGCTCGGAGCCCTGGCCGAAATGCGCGTCGGCTTGCGCCTGCGATCCGACCGCGATCGGAATGTCGTGCGGCGCGTCCCCGCCGGCGGTCGCGGTGCCGACGAGCAACGCCCGCAGCCCGAGCTGCGGCAATCCGGCTTTCGACGGATCTACCTCCACCCAGTACAGGGGAACCTTGATATTTGAAGGAATTTGATTGAAGCTGATGGGCATCGCACTTTCTCCTAATGATTGATTGTTGGATTAGGCGGTCGGCTTCGGCGGCGGCGGGCCGCCGGGCGCAGCCTGCGCAGGCTTGGGCGCTTCGCCCTTCTCGCCGCCAACGACCTTTACGGTGCCGTCCGCGATCCGCCGTTTGGTGAAGCGGTCAAGCGGCCACTCGACCGCGCCGCTCGGCGGGAAGCCGATGCCGCGGGGATGGCGCACCGCCTTGCGCAGCACGTCGGTTGACGGCTCGACGCGCACGACCTCGGGCTTCGGAAGCCGGCTCTTGAGTTGCGCCTGGCGCTCGGCGACCAGCTTTTGACGCTCGGTTAGCTTTACCTCAACCATTGGTCTTTCCTCCTTGTGCAGGCGTGAACTCATATTCGCGGATGATGCGTTGGACCGCGTCGGCCGGCGGCACCGCCTCGTCGCCCTCAACCGGGACGATCTCGACATGCATGCGCAACAGATCGTCGGTAATGATCGGCCCGTATTCGGCGCCGTAGACGACCCAGGCGTCATATTGCAACTCTGCGAACGGCGTCTCGTTGGTCCCGGATGTTCCGAAGTTGTGCCGGCGCGTACCTTTTTCGACGCCGCGAAACGTGACGTTGTCGGGCAAGCTGGAAAACCAGAAATTCGTCAGCTTGGGATCGCGCCAGATGCCATTCATCAACGCCCAGAAGGCTTCGTCGATTTTGAGCTCGCCTTCGACCTGATCGTTGTTGTTGATGATGACCGAGAAACCAATGCACAGCGAATGGATAAACCGGATCATGCTGGTCTGATATTCGCCGTCTGGCGCCATCGCTTCCTCGACGATGTAGACGCCGAGATACGGGATGAACTGCGGCTGGATTTGGAGCTGCCGGCAGCGGCGCGACGTGAAGCCGGCAAAGAACGGCAGCGTCACCGCCTTGGCATAGAGCGCATCCCGGATGATCGCGGAATAACTCTGCGTGTCCGAGATGCTCATGGCGCCGGCGGCAACCATTTGCGCAGCGTGAGCACGGTCATGCCGCCATCGTAGCTGTCGATATCGACGACCTCGAATTCGCCGAGCGCCGGGCCGGCGTCGGCTTCGGGGATAACGAGGCGATCGCCTTGCTGCGGCAGCTCGGCGAATTCTACGTCCCGGATATCGAGCGCGGTTTTCTGATCGGAATAGATCGCACCGTCCTCGGTTTGGATATCGACCGGCCCGCTCCAGTAGTAGCCGCGGCCGAGAAAGGACGCGCCCGCCGGCTGCGAGACATACGGATAGAACGTGACCGGCCGTGCGAACACATCGAACGCCGGACTCAAAACCATGGTCGAGAAGTTGACGCCGCCGCCGATCGTCATCGTCAAACCTCAAAGCGGATGTAGGCGGACAAAAGCGAATTGATCGAATTGATCGAATAGCCGAATTGCTGGGCCGCTCGCGCGCCCGAAACGAGCGGATCGAAGAACATCACACGGCTTTCACGATGTGAAATTGACCGGATGCCGCTCGAGCCGAACGAGCGCCGCAACGCGCGACCCTCGAGCAGCATGATCTCGCAAACCTGGCGCAATGCCGGCGGCGCATCTTCGGGCAGATTGTAGCCGCCGGTATATGTGACAACGATCGGTTCGCTGCGCGTTTCGAACAGCTCGAGCTTGCCGGATTGCTCCTCGAATTCGTAGACGCTCGGATCGAGCGTCGAGCCGCGCGGCGACTCGACCGACGCGATGTCCGCCTCGGCCGCCGGCCAATGACTCAAGAACATGCGGCGTGAGCCCAGGCAGCGCCACGTCTCGCGCACCTCCTCGCGGGCAAAGACGCGATTGCAAAGCGACGAGATGACATCGGAATAGCGCGTGATGTCCTCGGCGAGCTGCGCGTCCTGGCTCGTGTCCGTTGGCGGGATGCCCATTGCGAGCTTGATCGCGTCGAGCGTGAGCAGATCGTAGGTATCGGCGGGCGTTAGGATTTTGGTGATGATGTCAGCCATCAGCCGGCCTCACCGTGGAATTGAGCGAACAGCTCGCGCAGCTCGAGCGGCGCGCCGGCGTTGCCGTCGTCCATGAGCGGCGTTGCCGTGTAGGTCTTGCGATCGATGCGCCAGGCCACGATCGCCGGCGCCGGCGCCGCCATGCCTGGCATGCCGCGCTCGCCGCGCTCGCCCTTGCCGCCGGGGAGTCCCTGCTTGCCGGGCCGCCCGGCCGACGCGATCAATTGCCAGCCGTCGCCAGGGCACGGCCCCGGATTGTCGGCGCGGGCGATGAAGCCGCAGCCGTTCAATGCAACGACCTCGAGGGCGCGGTAGCTCTCGCCCTCGCGCCAGGTGCCGCGGACGACCGGGACCGGCGCGTCGCGCCCGGCCGCGGCAACGAGCGCCCAATCCTCATGCGGCGGCGCGGCCGCGGTATCCCGGCGCGCCTGCCAAGTGCTGCCGGCGGCGGCGACGAGCTCGCCCTCGTAATGGACTGCGCCGGCGGCAAAAATCTTGACCGCGCGCAACGCCCCCGGTGCGCCCTTCTCGCCGCGCTCGCCGGTCGGGCCGGCCGGGCCGGGCTCGCCCCGCTCGCCTTGGCCTCCTGGCGCGCCACGGTCGCCCGCTGGGCCGCGTTCGCCGGGAGGGCCTATGTCACCTAGCGGGCCGGGCAAACCGCGCTCACCGGGCGCCCCGCACGCGCCTGGCGGCCCTTCCTTGCCGGGCGCACCGGGCGCACCGGGCTCGCCGGTCGGGCCGGGCGCCCCATCGGCCCCGCTGCGGAGCTCGGCCAGGCGCGCGGCCGCCATCTCGCGCATATCGGTGCGGGCGATCGCGACCTCGGCGCGGAGCTCGGCCAGCGTGGCCGCGGTCTGCGCCTGGGCGAGGGCGTGCTCGCGCTGCCACTGGCACCGGGCGTTGTCGAGCACCTCGGCCAGGACTTCGCGCCACGCCTCAAGCAGACATTCGGCGGCGTCCGATCCGATCGGCGTTGGCAAAGATGTTTCCGACTTCTCGATGTATGTCATCGCGGCTGGCCTTCTGCGGCGGCTTCGGCTGGTCGGCCGGTTTCGGCTGGTCGGTGGGCGCCGGCGGCGGCGCGCCAGGCGCAGGCGCGGCCGGGATCTTGCCGACCTGACTCAAGGGCACGACTTGCTGTTGCACGCGCGGCTCATCGCCGAATGGCACGGCCTCGAGGCCCTCCATCTCGCGCGCCTCGTTGGGCGCGTAGATGCCGCCTTGCACGCCGCGCGCCAGCGAGTCGATCCGGTCTTTCTGCGCCGAGCGCAGCAACGCGCCGGTGTCGAATTCCACATACTCGTCCGGCTGGCCTTTGAGCTGGAACATCGCGCCGATGGCTTCCTCGATGTGGTTGAGCGCGAAGCCGAGCCCGCTCGCGATCCAGCTCTGCATCAGCAATTCGGTGGACGAAAACCCGCTGGTGCCGAGCCCGAAGATTTGCAGCGGAATGCGGAAGGCGAGCGCGATGTGCTCGTTGGTCAGCTTGAGAACGTCCGCGGTCGCCGCGTCGCGCCCGCCGACGGCCCACGGCTGCACCTTGAGGCCGGCGGTGAGGATCGGCGTGCCGCCTTGCTTGAGGCCCTTCGCCTGCTCGTTCCAGCGGTCGCGCAACGCCTGAACCTGATCCTTATCGAGGATGAGATCGGTCGAGAGCACGGCGCTCGGCCGCGCTTCGTTCGTGTAGAACGACCCTTGCTGATTGACGATAGCTGCGCCGGCGCCGATGTCGGCATAGGCGGCAACGATCGGCGACTCGCCCACCAGCGGTGTCGGCTGGCGATATCGCTTGGTATGCAAGCGGATATGCAGCACGTCGCGCTGCGGCACCAACAACTGATTGTCGGCGCCAAGGCGGCGTTGAATAACGTCGTTGCCGTAGAGTTGATAGAAAATCTCGCCGTTGACCGCGAGCCGCGGCTGCGACATCAGCGGGTCCATCAGGTGGAGCTCATCCACCTCGTAGCGATCGTTGCGCAACGCCAGCGCATAGGTGTTGCCGTGCTCATAGAGCGAGCGCGTTGCATTGAGCATGAAATCGCTTGTTGATTGATAATCGTTGAAATAGCGCAACAGGCGGGACAGCGCCGAATTCTTGACGCGGTCGCGCCCGCCCTTTGAGTTGAGCCGCCAGTGATCGCCAGGGCACATGGCCACGGTCTGCGAATAGGCCGAGACGCAAGCCTCGACCATTGCCGACCGTGGCGCGGTGATCGGGTCGTATCCCTGTTGCCACCAATTCCAAGCGGCGCCATCCGGCAACCAGCCGCCCGTCACCGACAGATTGTAAGGGCCAGGGCGAAAGTCGCCTTCGCCTCGGCGAACGAGGCGATCGGCGATCCGCCCTAGCCAGGCGCGTGCGCTCACGTCGATGGGTTTGCCGTGGTCGCTCTGGTCGGATAGGTGCCGCGCTGCGGAGTCTTGCCCGCCTCGGCCTGGCGCTTTTCGCGCTCGGCCGCCGGCAGCATGCCGGTATCGGCCGGCGAGCCGTCCGGCTCCTTCTCGACCACATGCACGCCGCTTGCCGCCAGGTCGTTTTCCTCCTGGGTCGGCGTCGGCTTCACGCCCGCCATTGTCTCGCGTTGCTCGGCGTGTCCTTTCTCGCGGGCGGTCTTTTCGTCCGCGAGCCGCTTCTTGGTTTCCTCGACGCGCTTCTTGTTGGCGGCGGCGTCGTCGTGAGGCTGATCGGCCATCTGATGTTCCTTTCGTTTGCGTGTGTTTCAGTCTTTCACCCAAAGGGTGATAAGGCGTGAACTACCAAGTAACGCCGGCAACCCAAGCAACGACGCCCGCACGCCTGATGCACCAGTTCGTTGGTAGGATCAGCCGAAGGGCGAGGCTATCGGTTTGGAACATCGACTTGGCCGGCGCACCGACCACGGCGGGCGCCCCGGACGTGCCGATGTCGGTCGGCGCGGTGTCGTCGAAGACCAGCGTAGCCTGGTCGCTGATTTCGAACCTTGGCGCGTCGCCGCCAACCGCCACGAAGTCGGCGGCATCGAGGGCGATCACCGTGCCGAGCGGCACCGTGCCAGAAGTGATGACCGGCCATCCGCCGAGCCTGCCTTGACTGATTTCGTCGCGGAACGGGAAAACGCCCGCGCCCGGCGCCGCTACAAGCCCGATAGAATTTGCTTGCTGCGGATTGAGAAGCCAGACCGGCGCGCGCACATTGCCCTTGGTGCCGGTGAGCAGCGCGCCGGATATTTGCTTGATGTCACCGACCAGGGCGGTGAAGCCGCCGGCGGCGGTCGGCGTCAAGCCGGCCACGCCGTTGAGGATGCCGGCGGGCCGCACCACGGTCGCCGGGTTGGCATCGAGCAGCACACTATCAAGCGAGATAGCGGTGTCGTTTTGGATCGCGTCGCGGAGCAAGCCCTCGACCGCCGGCACGGAATGCTCGGACAATTCCCTGGTCCAAGTGGTGATCACGGCCATTTTCTTCGGCGTCAAGGTCTGCGAGCTGAACAGCCCTTGGCGAACCGGGATCGGCAAACCTTCACCAACAAACGAGCCGGCGATCGTCGGCGTGGTCGCGCGCGTCGGGATCAGGATTTTGCCGTAGGGACCAAACGAAAGCGACAATCCCTTCGCTGCAAGCCGCGGATAGATCGCCGCCGGATAGAGGACTTCCATGAACGCAGCGTAGGTGGTCTGCGCCAATTCCGCGGCCCATCCGACCGCGGTAGTGGTGGCCGGCGCGGTCGCGGCGCGCATGATCCACATCACCGCTTGCCGGTGCTGCTCGTCGTCCCCGTAGATTTCGCGCATCGTCACGTCGATCGGCTGGCGCTTCTGATGCGCGAACAATTGCGCGACGCCGCAATGCACGAGCAGATCGAGTCCTTCCGTTTTCTTGCGTGGCATTCCGAACGGCCGCGGCGTGTCGATGCTCGCAGTCTGGTGGGCGGCGATTGGAGTGATGGCCGTGCTGCCGCGAGCGGTGGTGACGAGCGCGCGCGAGCCGCCATTGTCGGAAGTCTCACCGAGTTGCCGCTCGGCATCGCGCAGGGAAGCGAGCGTGCGTTCCGCCTGCGTGAGGCTTGCGCTCAACTCGTTGGCGGCGCCCAGGCTGTCATCGCTGACGTTGCTGGCGTCGCCCTGCTTGTCCCAATGGTCGGTCAATTGATCTTTCAGTCCGTTGATGCGTTGTTCGACCGCAGTAATACGTTGAGCAAACGACGACATGGTCGTGCCCTTTCTGATGGGAGGTCGTGTCGGCTTGCCCGCCGGTTGAGCCCCGCGGCGAGCGGCCCGGTCTTTTGCGCCATGCCCGGCGAAGACGAGGTCGATCGTTGCAGGGGAAATTCTAAGGCCCTTGGCGACCGCCAGGGCGTTTGGATTGGCCGGGACCGAGACCAGGCTGCACTCGACCAGCTCGGCTTTGGTATAAAACACGCCGTAGTCGGACTCCTTGCGCGGCTTGGTTTCCATCGGCCGGAAGCCGACCGAAACGGCGCGCAGAATGTCGGCAGCGATCAACGCGCGGAGCTCGTCGATGCGCTCGGACGTGCCCTTGGGCGCCAGCTCGAGCTCGCCGCGCAATTGCTTGTCCACGACGCGGAGCTTGCTCCACTTGCCGATCGGCCATGATGAGTTGTGAGCAAACAAAGCAATCGGGTTTTTCTTGAAGGCGGCGAGCTCCCAGCCGTCCGCCATGATCACGTCATCCATTCGATCCGGCGTTTCGTCGGAGAGGATGAACTCAAGCGCCCCGACCTTGCCCTCGTGGGTCTTGTGGCGAATGTCGCCGGCGCCGCGATTTTCCCAAAGTATCTGGCAGGCCTCCTCGTCCCCGATCTCGTCGGTGCACCGCTCCATGAAATCGTCCTCGCTCTCGTCCTCCTCGGGCTCGAGGTCTTGGCGAGATAGCTTCGCGGCTGCGTCCATAGCCGGCCTCCTACCAAAATTTGGGAATGGAAAAGCGGCTCGCCGCGGCCGGCGTGGTTAGGTCGGCCGCAGCGAGCCTACCGCACTGTGCCTCTCAGCGGTGCGGGTTGGGATCGTCGGAGCGATGCCCGGCCGCCATGGCGCCGGCGCCGGCGCCGGTCTCGACCGCGATGCCGAACTTGCATTCGTCGCGCGACTGCACAACCGGATGGTCGCGCGAGCCGGACCTGATTTTCACGAAATTGATCGAGCGGCCCCACGCCTCCGAAATCAGGATCGAGGTATTCGGCTTGGCGACAACGGTGACCTCGCCGCCCTTGCTGTCGAACAAGTCGTTGAACAGGTTGCCGTCGCTCGAGACCTGAAAGGTCAAATTTGCGGGCGTGAATTCCTGCGGGACGGTGATGCGGACGATGTTGCCCGCGGAGCAGTCTGCGGCATCTGAAAGCGACTCGCCGAGCGGAATGGTCGGCCCATCAACAATAGTGATCGACATTGGGTAATCTCCCCTTTTTAGGATTGCGGGTTAGACGATGCCGGCCGTGATCAGCGCCTCGACATCCGCGAACAGGTCATTGGCCTCGGGCCGGACCTCGACCTCGCGCCGGTTGATTGGTCCCCAATGCTGGCGCAGATGGCGCAGCGCAACGGCCGCGGCCTCGACCGCGAATTGCGGGCAGCACTTGCAGAGCTTCTGGAATGCGCGGCCCTCGCCGGCACCGTAGTTTTCCCAATCCGTTTCCGAACACTCGACGCCATCGGCAAAGATGTGCAACGCGCATTGCGCCGGCGGCTCGATGCCGAGCCCGGCAGCGTATTCCGCCATCAGCTTTTCGATCTCGGTCGAGCAGCTTGAGGAATTGAAACTTTGCTGGAACAGCCCGGCCTCGGCGGTTTCACTTTCGACGTTGGTCGCGCTCTGGTCGCGACCCTCGCAATGCTGGCCGGACGACTCTCGCATACCGAGGCCGAGCAATAAGACAAAAAGGTGCCGCAGGGTTTTTAGTCCGGCGGTTTCGTTGCTCATCTCGAGGTCGTTGAATATGTCGGCGTACCATGCGAGCGCGTCCTTGTCCTCGTTGTGCGAATTGGCTTTCGCCATATCGAGCGCGGATGTGTCGAAGGCAAATAGTTTGCGAATGCACGTTGCGAACGCGATCGCCATGCCGGCGATATAGGCGGGCGGCGCCTGGCCGCGGTCGGCCCATTCGTAATGCGCAATCGCGGACGAGCGCGCCAGGCCGACAATGGCGGCCGCGGTCGCCGGGTCGAGCGGCTCGAGCAGCGGCGGCGGGTAGGGCGGCAAGCCGAATTCGGCGTCGAGCGCGTCCCAGGTCTGCGGCCCGACCACGCCGTCAACGACGAGGTCGCACATGAGTTGATAAACCTCAACCGCGTCGGCGGTGATGTTGCCGAAGTCGCCGTCGAGCGGGCGCACGCCGAGCAGGCGTTGCACCAGCGTCACCTGGCTCCCTTGCGAGCCGATCGAGATCGTGGGCCGCTCGATCATCGGTACATCAGATGCGGTTCCGGCAGGCCGGGACCGAAGCCGATCAACCCGGAAAGCCAGACTAGAACGGCGATAATGCAGAGCAGACCGACGATGACCTTGCCCCACTTGTAGACGTTCGCGTCGATCGACCAACCCATGAAGCCCGTGATCAACCAAACAATGCAGAATGCGATGAAGATGACGATCGCGATGTAAAGCAGGAGGTAAGCAAAGCTGATGAGAATTCCCATTTGATCGCCTCCCTATCGAACCTTGTTTGCCGGATGCTTCGGATCGAGCGGCCAGCCGTCGTCGTCAACGTCGATGCTGTAGCCGTCGAGCTCGATGAAACGCTTGGACGAGTTGTGGCAGGCTTCGCAGAGCGATTGCAGCTTGCCGATTACAAACTTGTTCCAATCGCCCTTGTGCGGCTCGACGTGATCGACGATGCGAGCGACCGTGACGACGCCGCGCGCCAGGCAGAAGGCGCAGAGCGGATGCGCTCGCAGTTGCAACCGGCGCCGCCGCTGCCACGACGCCTTGCCGTAGAAATGCGACCAGGCGGTGCGGGCCTCGCCTGGTCGCGGCATGGCTCAACCTCGTTCAACCAATTTGCCGCGCAAGGAGCCGGCGACCCGGATGCGCTTCTTGACGCGGCCTTTGCGGTCGCGAATGATCCGCCAATGAGTGGCCACCGCGTGGCGTTTCTTGGCACTAGGCCGATGCCGCCGCATCACCGCTGATGCATTGCCGGCGCCGCGAACGCATCAGGCCGACCAGCCCCAGCAAGCCCGCTGCAAAGAACGGCAGCGAAGCCGGCAGCGGCGTGACGACAGCCGCCGGTGCCGCCTCGATGAAGAACGAGTCCGGGCCATCGTTCAATCCGGTCATCAGCGCCACGAAGCCGATCGTATCTCCCACATGAACGTCGTTGAGATTGAGCAGCGCCCCGGTGATGGAGTAATCCGGGAAGCCGGTGCCGTTGTTGAGCGACGGCACGTTGCCGGTCGTGCCGCCGGTGAAGCTCGCCAGCACGGTGCGCGTCGTGAAGTCGAGGAAGAAAAACGAGTTGAGCGTCTGCGCCTGATTGGTGTCGTTCACGTCCACGCCGATCGAGAAGCCCAGGCTCGTGTCGTTGTTGGCGAGCAGGAACAGCAGGAACGGACTTCCGGCGCCGACGGTGTAGCCGGTCGCGAAGGTGTTGTCGGCCAGCGTGTTGCGGCCGCCATTGCCCTCATCGGAGAACGCGGTGATCGATGACGTGGCTCCGTTGTTGCTGTAATCGTTGTAGCCGAAGTTTGCCGGCTGTTGCGGCTGGGTCGCGCCGCAAATCACGCACGGCGCGTTCTGCGGTTGGTTGCCGGCCGGCACCACGTTTCCAAGGCTTAGGCTACCGGAGTTGGTGGTGTCCCAGGTCACGCCGCCCAGCGTGACGGTGCTGGCGGATGCGGGCAGCGCGAGCGCCGCCAGGATGAAAGCCGTAAGCGCAAGTCTTTTCATAGTTGCCTCTTTCATGTTGGGTAGTTCAAGCGATCAGCGTTTCAAGATCGATCGGTTTAGCAACGCGGTCACGCGAGCGCAGACCGAGCAGCATCGCGAGCGCGACAGCGCCGTCAATGCGGAAGCGCGCCTTGTCTTTGTCGAGCTTACGATTGCCAGCCGGGTCCATAGTCGCAACCGCATTGGCCATGTTCCAGTTGAGCACGGGATTGCTTGGATGGACGAGTCGCCGCTCCATGATGGCGAGCTCGAGCGCGTCGATCGCCGGCGCCATGTCCTTGAAGCCCTGGCCCCAGGGGACGAGCCGTAAGCCGTCGCCGCCCTTCTCGCCGTCTTCGTAAGCCTGCAAGCCGATGCGATCAAACTCCCGGAGGATGTCGCCCATGCGCCAGCGATCATAGGCCATGCCCTTGACGCGGTAGCGTTGCGTGAGCTCGCCGATGAAGCGCGCGATCGTCTCGGGATCGATGGTCTTGCCGGGCGAGAGCCGCAGATGCCCGGCCTCGACCCATTCCCGATAGCGGTGCGTTCCGCTACCGAAGTCGCGATTGGCGTGCTCGGTCAGATGGTCGGCCGGCTTCCAGAAATACGGCACCACCCGCGTCGGGTCGGAGATCGAGCCGACCATCAACGCGGTCAGATCGATGACGCTCGACAAATCGAGCGCGAGGTAGACCTCCTCGCCGTCCGCGATCCTGGCATCGCCGGCGCACGCCATCCACTCGGCGCGCGAGATCAGCGAGGATATCGGTGCCACCCGCTGATTGAGAAATAGGTTGCGGACCTTGGGTTCGCCCGCCGGCATGCGCTTGGCCTGGCGCACCGCGGCGACGAGGTCTTCGCGATCGCGGAACTTGCCGAGCGCCGGATTGGCTTTCGCCCATTGCGCCTCGTCATCGAGCTCGCAGCCCTCGGCGGCGGCGTGCAAGTGGCAAACGATCGACGGATCGGTGCCCGCCAGCCCGTCGTCGATCAGCTTTGAGAGCACATGCTCGGGATCATTCGACTGCGTCGAGATGGTGATGAACAGTGGCTCATCGCGCGCCCCGAAGCTGGTATCGAGAACATCATACAAGGCCCGGCTCTTGGCCTGCGCGAGCTCATCGTAGATCACGACGCTGGGCAAATATCCGTGCTTGGTGCCGGCCTCCGCGCTCACCGCACGGTAGATCGAGCCGGTGCGCCGCGAAAACATGGTCTTGGTCGAGGTAATGACTTCGATCTCGGCCGCGAGCTGCGGTTCGAGCTCGACGATCTGCTTGGCGAACTTGAACACGATCGAAGCCTGATCGCGGTCATTGGCGGCCGAATAGATTTCCCCGTTGACGACCCTTTCCGGCCCGACCAGATGCGCGAGCGCCATCGTCGCGATCAACGCCGTCTTGCCGTTCTTTCGCGCCATCGAGAGGATCGCACGCCGCACAACACGGCGGCCGCCGATGTGCGGCTCGTAAATATCCTTGAGAAAAGCCCGCTGGAACGGATGCAGCTTGAACGGCTTGCCCTGGCCGGTCCCGCTCGGGATGGTCAGGCATTCGATGAAGTCGATCACATCCTGGGCGCGGCGCTTGCCGTCCGCGGTGCGCTGGACGGGCATCAGCCGGACAGAAAGCGGTCGAACTTGCCCGGCCGGCGACCGGCGCCGCTCGAGCCGGCATTGATCCGCGTCCGCGCCGCCGGACTAAACCCGAATTCGTTAGCCAGCCGGATCATGTCGGCCGCGGCCTTGCTCGCGATCGAGATGTGCGCGTTGCGGGTCAGGCGAGGGTTGTCGCGCAATGCCATCGCAGCGCCGTGCCAAACCCCATAGGAAAGGCAGTAAGCCGCCAGCAAAGCCAGATCGACCTTGCTGAATATGCCCATGACGATGAGCTGTCCGGCCGCCACCCGCCACTCATCCGCGGCCACGCCCGACAGACACGCAGGCGGCTCGGGCACCTCGACAATCCCTTCCGGCTGCGGCTCGTTGAGATTGAGCCGGTCCAACGCCATGCCGGGATTGCCGCGCAATAGCTTGAGCCGCAGCGATTGCGGCTTCGGTCCCGATCTCATTGTTTCGGCTCCAATTTTTTTCGGATGTGCAAGTTCCAAAAGTGAGCTCGGCGCGCGCCGCGGCCATTGGCCGGTCCTGCGTTTTGCCTATCCCCCCCGCCGGGCTTGAAAAGCTATTGCTTTTTCAAAGACCTAGCAGACAATCCAACGTCGCCTTGAGACTTTCCTCCGCGGCATCGTGCTTGATCTGCGTTAAAGGGAGTTCGAACCGTCCTGATGCGGGTACGGATTGAATTGGAAAGAAGATCACTGTCTTGAACTTGTGGTGAAAGAGCGCGACGACATCGGCATCGCATATCGTGAGGCGTTTAGGCGATCGATCCGTTCTGTTGCCGCCGTTCGATGCTTGAGTGTGTCTTTTGCAATTCCACACCGCAACCGCTTGCTGCTTGCTCGGCATTCTCTTGGTGTAAATTTTGGCGTGCGAAACTGGATGCTTTATCGTAGCAGTCGATTTGACTTGGACGCGCAAACTTCGATCTTCGACAGTCAAAATGATATCAAATCCAGGCGCATCAACGTGCAAGGCGTGATACCCAAGCCGCGTTAGCTCAGCGCAAACTATGAACTCAGCATAGCGACCAAGACGTGATGAGTCGACAAAATCACCTTCCGCGTCATCTACTTCGCGGTCATCAATCACAAACTCTGGAAATAGCGATTGCTGCCTAACGATCTCTTTCGGCATTTCACCAACGGATCTTCTCTTGGAGTAGCCGCGCCATCCGCGCCACGAGCTTCTGGCCGAGCTCCTCGCGCAGGATCGGTCGCGTCGAGGTCTTGCGTTGCCAGAGCGCGAGCGCACGCAGATTGCGCTTGCTCCTGGCGCGCTTGGATTTGCTGGCGGCCTTGCGCTCGAGGCCGCTCTGGTATTTGACCGATGCCCTTGTTTCGTAAAGCGAATGCGGTCGCACGACTGTTGCGGCTCGACCAGCTCGACGCGATCGCATCGTAAACGGTCGATGGCGATGCATGTCCTGGGTCTGCCAATCGGACAGCTCGCTTCCGATGTCGATCGTTTTGAAGTGCTGGATTTTCCAGATCATCTTCTGAAGCCGAAGCAGGACTGCGTCGCTATCGACTTCGACGAGGTATGGCATCGCGTTGCTGTTTCACGTGAAACGCGGAAATGTTGTGTTGTTTGGTGGCGATTGGTGCTGCTTGATTGCGCCTAGCACCGCTTCGTGTTGTTTGGTTACGCTTTTATCGCAGCCTGCAAGGCGCGCGCCGCGCGTCCAGGGGACTCGATTTTTTCCCCACGAAACCCACGTACACCGGATTGATTTTGCGCGCAACTTTCGGCCCCAACAATCTCATCGATTGTTGCTAGCTCGACGCGGGTCTGGCGCCCGAACATGGTCAAGAGGACGAGCTGGCGATCGCGCGTGCTCATGCCGGCATAGACGGCATCGAAGCCGGTGAAGGATCCGGTCAGGACGCGGATATTCTGTCCGACCTTGAACGGTCGCGGCTTGGCGCGTTGCGGCATTTTCGGCAATTGGACGAGGCCGTTGCGCATTGCTGCGCGGATTTTCTCAACCTCGATATCTGGGCATTGCGCCGGTTGCTCGCCGCTCATGACCAGCCCGAGCACGCCAGGCGTTTTGGCGACCGCGCGCCAGCGATCGACGATGCGGACGAAAGCGTAGCCGGGGAACAAGGCGACGACCCGAAACGTGCCTTTGACGCGGATGCGGGTTTTGGGCGCGAAGACCTCAAAGCCGGCATCGGTGATCCTGCCGGCGACGTATGACTCGCGATTGATGTAGATTTGCGCGACCGACCAGAAGGTCATGCCGCATTGCCTTAACGCAGCCGCGGCGGGCGCGTCAAATTTGGGCGCGCGAAACCCCTTGTTTTTAGATTTCGAATTCGGATCGAAAAATCCTCTTACTCAGAGTTCTTCTATATAGGACTAACACTTGTCCTGTCCCAAAACCGCTCCCCTGCCGGGTATGGATTCCGGCGTGGGCGTTGGGACAAGGTTTGTCCCAGACTTTGTTATTGCCCAACAATAGGTTGATTGATTTTGGGACAACTGGGACAAATCGTTTTGTCCAACGAGGCAAAATTGTGAATACAACTGGTTGTCGATTTGGTTTTGGGACACCTACCTGTCCCAGATTAAGGCAGCGCAAATAGTCCCAATTGCTGAGGCTGAGGATCGCGGGTTTTTCGCCAAGCCTCCCATTCAGCCCAAGCGCGCAATTTTCTGGCCCATAATTCAGGCGGCGTGTTCGACTTTTCCCGATTGCAAGTCTGGCAGCACGGTTGGGTATTGGTTTCGAGGAATGGCGCTTTCTGAGGATCGAGGATATCCATCGTCACTTGCCACTGTGGGTTTGGCATATTGGCGTAGGGGTCTCGGCAATATGGACAGGTGTTGTCAAAGGCATGTTTCAGGATGTGGGCCACGCGCGAAGTGTCCCACCCGTACAGACGTACAAATTCCTTTGTAGTTTTCTTGTAGCGTCTGGCGTGGCGTTGAATTGTTGATCGTGCTTTTGCGAACCATTGGTCGGCTTTTTTGTGCTCGGTCCGAGCGGTTGTTTCGCAGCCGATGCAGACAGGTCGATACTCGGTGGCACATATATGTGCCACGCCTTTACGCCGCTGGTTCTTTCGGAAGAACGCTTCCTGGTCGAATCTACCGCGGCATTTTCTGCATTGCTGTTTGATAGGCTCGGCGAAGTTCATGCTGCGCACTCCTCAAAACATAGCCTTTTGGCTGTCGGTATCTTTGCGCCGATTGAAGCGCAGGACGGCCTGACGGGCGGCGTCCTTGCCTTCCTCGGTGAGCTGCCACTTGTTGCGAATCTTGGTGGTGAGCTTCGGCTTTTTCTTTTCCAGATTGGCGATCAGGCGCTCGACCTTTTTCCGGTAGACTTCGCCACTTTCGGATATCCACCCAATGTTCGTCGCCCAGCTCGCGAACGAACCGCCGTTGTCGGCCGGCATGTTCAGCATGGCGGCGAGCACGCGATCCTCGTCTTCCTCGGCTTTGTTGTCGTGCTGCTCTTCCTCGCGCTGGCTGATGGGAACGGCGCGCACCGTGCTGATCTGCCTACCTTTTTGGTCGAGCAGCTTGTCCGACTTGATGGGGTCGAGCTTGAACGACATGGCCTGGAAGCCAGGCCCGCGAATTTTGTTGTAATGCAGTTCCACCACGTCGTCGCTGGTGCGCCAGAGCGTGAGGTTGCCGTCCATTTCGGCGAGATAGGCGCCGCCGCCGCGCGGCAGCAATTGGGAAGGATCGGTGACGTATTTGATCGGATGGCAGAGCACGAGGACGCACGGCTTGCCGGGCAACGTCGTGAGCCGTCGCAGTGTGCGGGCATAGGCGC